CAAGCCCAAGGGAATCAGGAACTCTTCCCGCAGGATTTCGCCCGGATGCACGGGCGGGTTGGGGCCGATCATGGTGGTACGTTCCCTCACCATCGTCACGGCAGACCGGCGGCGCGGCGCAGGGTTTCGTTGATGCGGGTTTGCCAGCCCGGCCCGGTTTCACGGAAGTGCTTCACCACATCGGCGTCCAGGCGCAGCTTGATGGCTTCCTTCGTGCTGTCGGATGGCGGGCGACCGCGACGCGCAGGCTTCCCGCCGATGTGCGGTTGCGCCTGTACGAACCATTCCGCCGTCAGCTCGGGAATTTCATCGTATTCCTCGGGCTGGATGACATGGGAATCGACCTTTTCCAGGTCGCTACCCAAAGCGCGCTTGCTCTCGGTCATTGGCTTTCCTCATCGAAATGATGTGCCGCGCATCGCCGCGCGGCGTCCACACGATCACCATCATCCGACCGCGCAGATGTCCGACCGTGACGATGCGGGTTTCACCGTAATCGAAACGATCATCCGGTCGATCCAACGTCGGGCCGATGAACACGTCTGCCGCGTCGGCGAAGTCAATGCCGCGTTCGGTCAGGGTCTTGTCGCGCTTGGCGGGATCGAACGTGATCTTCATGAGAATTATCGTACCCCCGAGAAACAACCGTGCCAAGCCTTTTTCCGGGGGTACGATAAATTCCCGGGGGATTGGGAAGGCGCCGCCATCACCGTCTTGACAACCGCTGTTTCTGTGGAGCAGTCTCCGTCTTGGAGCTTGAAAACTCTTCAGAGCGGCATGCCGCCCGCGCACTCGTGCGATGCGGCTATTTTCATGCCCGGATTCCGTCCGGCGCATCCCCTTTGCCGGGGGTCGGATAATACAATACCCGCAAGGGGAACATTCCGGCCTGCCTCTGACAGGTTTTCAGCCCCCGGCGCCAGGGCGGTCATGAAAAGCCTCCCTGCGTCGGCAATGCCGTCAGAGGAGGCTTGCGTCATGGACGCAATGCAATCGAGCGCGTGCGCGCTCACCACCACCGACATCACCATCATCGACAATGAGCCGCGCGTTACGGACGTGACGCTGGCGGCAGCCTTGGGTTACGCCAAGGTTCAAGACCTGCGTCAACTTGCAGAGCGTCACCGGGAATCCCTGGAACGGTTTGGCAGAATTTCGACGCACCGTGCGTCGAAAATCGGGCGGGGCCGCCCCAGCGAAGGAATGGCCTTCAACAAAAAGCAGGCGCTTTATCTGGGCGGTAAGACCGATCTTCCGGCGGGCGTCGAGCTGTTGATCGCCATGGTCGAGGTGTTCGACGCCGCGACCAAGCCCGCCGCGTCTTCCGTCCCCGATCAAGACTCGTCTCCCTTGGCCCTGCCGATGCGTGGCCAGACGATGACCACCGCCGACATCTTTCACCCGGACGTTCTGGTACAGATCCAGCGGCATGCCCGCTATCTGGCCGAATCATCCATTCCCCGATTGCAGAGCGAGTTGGTTCATCGGCTGACCCACGATCTTGCCGGTGGTCGTTTGTGGAATCCCGAGAACGAAATTCTGCGGGTGTCGATCCTCAGTCGGTACAAACCCGGTTCGGAGGACGAAGAACGCTTCCTGATCGACCAATGGGCTTGGGAGATGGCGCCCGACATTCGCAACGTCGCGATGCGCGAGAACCTGAAAGCGGCGATCACCCCAATCCTGCGCGGTGCCACGAAAAACGCGGACACCGACAAAGGCCCGGCCAAAGCCGCCTCCGCTCGCAAAGCCATTGCCTCTAACCATGAAGGGGTTGGGCCATGATCGCCGCGCAAGAGACCCTTTTCTCTGCGCCGATGGCGGCGCGTGGGACGGGAGTGAAGATCAATCGCGCTGGCCGTCGGGGCGCTGCGTCGAGCACGCTCCCTAAAATTCAGCAGTGGGCGCTGGACGACGCCATCACCGTGGTCCTGTTCGCCGGGCTGGGCGGGGCGTGCCAAGGCCTGGAAGAAGCCGGCATGCCGGTGAACGTGGCGAACAACCATGATGAGGTGGCCATCGCCGCGCACCAGGCGCTGCACCCGCACACGAAGCACATTCGCGGCGACATCTTCGACGTCGATCCGATCCAGGCGACGGGTGGTCGACGCGTCAAGGTTCTCTGGGCCAGCCCGGATTGTCGGGACCATTCGGTCGCCAAGGGCGGCGCGCCGCGTTCCGCCCGCGTGCGCTCGCTCCCCTGGCAGGTCTGCCGGTGGGCCGGAAAAACCAGACCGTCGGTGATCTTCATCGAGAACGTCCGGGAGATTCGCGGCTGGGGTCCGCTGGTAGCCAAGCGCGACAAGGCGACCGGGCGCGTGTTGAAGCTGGACGGCGCCGTGGCCGCGAAGGGCGAGCGGGTTCCGCGCGAGCAACAGCAGCTCGTAAGGGACAAGGCGCGGCAGGGCCGGACCTTTCGCCGCTTTGTCAGCCATCTGAAAGAACTTGGCGCGGCCTATGATGATCGTGACCTGAATTGCGCCGATTACGGCGTGCCGACCGCCCGCCGTCGCTATTTCGGGGTCGCGCGCTTTGATGGTCAGCCAATCCGCTGGCCGGAACGCACCCACGCGCCGCGCGAAGAGGCGGCGGCGTTGGGGTTGCTGCCCTGGGCGTCGGCGGCGTCCATCATCGACTGGTCGCAGCCGATGACGAGTATCTTCGAGCGCCGGAAGCCGTTGGCGCCCGCCACGTTGAAGCGGGTGGCCAGTGGCCTGAAGCGGTTCGTTCTTGAAACGCAAGCGCCATTCATCGTCCCGCTTTGCCATACGAAAAGCGGCTCCCGCGTTCGCGACGGAAGACAGCCCCTGCCGACCATAACCACGGCAAAGGGTGGGGAAATGGCTGTTGCGAGCGCGTTTTTAACGATCTTCAACGAGAACAGCCACGGTCAAAAGCCGGATGAGCCGATCCAAACCATTATGGCGGGCGCGCCGCGCTTTGGCTTGGTCGCTGCTTTCATGGCGCAGCACAACACGGGCTTGGTCGGTCATGAGATAGGCGACGCCCTGTCCACGCTGACGACGGCGGGAACTCAGCAGCAAGTTGCGGCGGCGTACCTGGCTGAACTGCGCGGCACATCGACCGCCATGGATGTTGCTGCGCCCGTGCCGACGCAGACCGCTGGCGGGTTCCACACCGCTGCCGTCGCGGCCTTTCTGACCAAGTATTACGGCGCGTCGGCTGACGGCCAAGACTGCCGGGACGCCCTGCATTCCCTGTCCACCCGCGACCGTTTCGGCGTCGTCACCGTGACGATCCAGGGTCAGCCCTACGCCGTGACTGATATCCGCATGCGGATGCTGGCCCCGGCGGAAGCCGCAGCGGCCCACGAGCTGGAGTTGCCGAAATCCATTTGGATCGAGGTCAAGGGGCGTGACGGAAGCGCCGTCTGGATCGAGCGCGCCCTCACCAAAACCGAACAAATGCGCCTGATCGGCAACAGCGTGCCAAAGCGCATGGCCCGGCTGCTGGCGGTCGCCAACGACGTCCACGCCCTGAACCGCCAGATGGCGGCGGAGTGATCCGAGATGCAGAACCGCACTCATGCCGTGATGGCGCAAAGAACCGAAGCGCGCGACAGCTTGGACGACTTCCCCACGCCTCCTTGGGGAACGCGGGCGCTGACCGAGCATGTGCTTTACCGAAAGGACGTGCCGTTTCGTCTGCCGCCTCTGGAGGAACTGGCCGCGTGGGATCCAGCCGCCAACCGTGGCCACATGGTGCGCCCGCTGCGTGAGTCCTTCGGGTCCGTCATCGCAAGCGACGTCCACGATTATGGCGTTGGGTTCCCGGTGTCGGATTTCCTGTGGCCGGACGCCCCGCTTGTGAGGCCCGATCTGGTCATCACGAACCCGCCGTTTCGGCTGGCGACGGATTTTGTCCGCCGGTCGATGCAGGTGTCACGCCTGGGCTGCGCGATGCTGGTGCGCGGGACCTGGATGGAGACGATTGAGCGCTTCAACCTGTTCGCCGACTGCCCCCCGGCGCTGATCGCCCAGTTCGCGGAACGCCTGCCGCTGATTGGCGGGTATCTGGCCCGAGAGGCGAGCAGCGCCACCGCCTACGCCTGGGTTGTCTTCCTGCATGGTCAGACGGATACGCGCTGGCGTCACATCCCGCCCTGCCGCCGCGACCTTGAGCGCCCGGACGATTACCCGGCCTGGGAAGATCAAGCGCGCCTTCTCAGCGCTGGCCAACTCCAGGGCCTGCTGGACCGCCACACGGACGAAACGTCCAAAGCCAAACCGCACATGCCCGAAACCATCATCCGCGCCGAACTGGCGCGTCGGGAGTCCTGACATGACGAACGACATCCAACACCCCCAGGCGCAGGCGACTGACGCCCAGGACGCACGCCACACCATCGACAAAGTGACGGGCGATCCAGCTTTCGCCTCTTTCGAGATTCCCAAGGGCCTGCACCCCAACACTGCCACGCTGGTCCGCGACTTTGCCGAGGCGATGGCGAAGAAGCTCCGCGCCTCCGAGATCAAGTATGGCTGGACGGCCAACTGGATGCGCAAGGGCTGGCGTGACGGACTGGCGGTCGAGTTGCTGCGCTACGTCCACAAGGGCGACCCCATCGACGTGGCCGCCTATGCCGCCTTCGCTTGGTTCCATGGGTGGAGCGTCGCCCCGGTCGCTGCGTCCGCCACATATGGCGGGCAGGTGGCGATCATTGCTCCCTACACCGACGAAGAAGGACTCCTCGATCCGGACATGGTCGGTCTGGTCATGCTCGCCATCGGTCGCCCCGACGAACTCGCTGAGCATGTGCTCGACCGTATCCCGGCTGGCGCTGCTGATATAATCCGACAGCACTCCGAAGCGCAGGCGACGGAGATCGTGCGGCTAAAGGACGCCCTCGAAGCGGATTACGACTTGGTGACGCGGGAGCTGGCCGAGCGGACGGCTGAATTCGTTGCCATGAAGGACCGCGCCATCAAGGCCGAAGCGCCGCTTGCGGCCCTTTCGGGTTGGAAGCTGGTTCCGATCACACCGACGCAAGACATGCTGATGGCTGGTGTTGACCGGCCCCAGCCCGATCCGGCTGATCCCCGCGATCACGAATGGGGAGGGATGTACCGGGCGATTTACGGCGCGATGCTGGGGGCTTCTCCGTCCCCTGATCGTGTCGTGACGGCGCTGGCCCAGATCGACCGGGCGCTTGGTCAAGGTGAAGCTGTCGCGACGAACTGTGTCGTTGCAGACATCGACAAGCACAAGCTCGCCCTTCTGGCGCAAATCCCCGGACTGATCGGCCAAGACATGGCGGAACAGGAATTTGCCCCGGTGATGAGCAACCGGATTTGGAGCGTCCTGGCCGAGATGCCTGACATGGTCGAGATGCACCAGCGGTTTGCGCCAATCGTCAACGGCTGTCTGGGCGTTGGGTTCGTTCGGCTTACCGATGCCGGTCGGGCCGCGATTTCAGAGGGAGCGCAGTGATGGCCGACAACACGATAACTCTACTGCCCTGCCCGATGTGCGGCAACCGGGGAATCTTCGTGGAACGCGAAGACCTGTGCGCCTACCAAGCGCGTTGCGATGACTGCGGCGCTCGCGGCCCCGTCGTGGAGCATGGCGATTACATCGAGGATGACGGTCGTGGCGTTGACGCCGCCCGTGCCGCCTGGAACCGCCGCCACCCCCAGGACAACGAGACCAAGATCGCGGCGGAGCAGGTGGCTCCCGTCGCGTGGCTGTGCGAAGACCAAATCCTCCCGGGCCGCAACATCACGCAGGATTCCCACCACGCAGAACGGAGAGCAGCGGCGCTGCACGAAGGCAAGCCCGCATGGCGCGTTACGCCGCTCTATGCCGCCCCGCCCGCGTCTGCGTGGGTGTCGATTGCCGAGGCCCCCAAGGATGAAGGCCTGGTGCGGGTTGGATGGCCCGGAGGATCGTGCAACAGCGTTTACGGCATTGCCTACGTTGATGAACTCCGGGTCGAAGGCTGGTTGGACGACGACGACCTTCTGCTGACGCCGCAGCCAACGTTTTATCACCCGTACCCCGCACCTCCGGGCGCAGAGGGCGGGCGATGAGGCTGAAACGCGTTCTCGACCCATGCTGCGGAAGCCGCATGATGTGGCTCAACAAAGAAAATCAGGATGTTGTTTTTGGAGATTGTCGCTCCGAAACCATCATCGTTACTGACCGCTCACATGGAAACGCCAGCGGCACCCGCAAGCTTCTTATCGAACCCGACACGCTTCTTGACTTTACTGCGCTGCCTTTCAATGACGGGACTTTTAAGCTGGTTGCGTTTGACCCCCCGCATTTGGTGAAAGCCGGGCCAAAAAGCTGGTTGGCAGCCAAATATGGAAAGCTGTCCGAAGACTGGCAGGACGACTTGCGCAAGGGCTTCGCAGAGTGCTTCCGCGTACTTGATGACCATGGCGTGCTGGTCTTCAAGTGGAATGAGACGCAAGTGAAGCTGCGGGAAGTTCTCGATTTGGCTCCTGTCGCTCCACTTTTCGGTCATCCGTCCGGGCGGAAGGGACTGACCCACTGGCTCGTTTTCATGAAGCCGTCGCGCCCGAAGGACTGAACCCATGACTGAACCCTGCATCATCGAAACCCCGTGGGGCGTTGACGTCGAGGCGCTGGCCCGGCGTGACGATCAAGGCTGTCCGGTGATGACGTATGGCCATCCGGCGCTGGCCATCGTCTGGGGCATCCATTCGCCGGAACAGCGCGCCAGCTTCGTTCTGGACGCGGAGGACGCCGAACGGAACGGCGCGGCCCCTGACGCTCTGCACGCCCTGGTTATCCGCTATGCCGGACGACAGGCGCAGCGGATCAAACTGCCGCCGCCTTCGCCGCCGCTGTACCCGATCCTGTGCAAGCAGCTCACCAAGCAGGCGTCGCGCGCTCTGGATTCCTGGTGTCACCGCGTTGCGGATCGCGCGGGTTGGCGCGCCCGCTCCGCTGACCTTCTGGTGCTGCTGGACGTGATGCTGGCCGCTGGCGCTCGCCCTGGCCCGTCCCGGTGCGAGGAACCGGCGGCGCTGGGGTCTCACATCGCGCGGACCCTGACCGCTGTTCTGGAGCATCTGGGCGACACGGAGGTGACGCGCATTGAGCAGGCGGCTTTTTACGCCATCACGGACCATCCGAAATGGCGGGCTGTTGGTCGGGAGTGGGCTGGGGATTGCCGGACGACATGGTGGCGGGATTGGATCGCCGCCCGCCCAGCCTACCGCCGCGCCGCCGAGTTGGCCGGGCTGCACCATGGCGTCCCTGATTGGCTGTGGAGGCTGTGATGGGCGGCGGAAGACACGGGCGCGGTGTGTCGGTGCTGACGCTTGGCGCGCTGGCTCTGCGGCAGGTTGACGCCTTCCTGTTCGCCGAGCGTGAGCGGGACCGGCTGCGCGCTGAACGGACCGGGCAGAAAGCGGCCAAGCCGAACGCCAAGCGGAACAAATACGGGGCGGTTCCGACCGAAGTGGACGGCATCCGCTTCGACAGCAAGGCCGAGGCGACGCGCTACGCTGAGCTTCGCCTGTTGGAGTGGTCTGGCGAAATCGCCGGGTTGGAGCTTCAGCCCGCGTTCCCCATTGAAATCAACGGCATCCGGGTTGCCGTTTACATCGCCGATTTCCGCTACCGCGTGGTCGCCACGGGCGTCCAGCGGATTGAGGACGTCAAATCATCTGCCACGCGGACCCCTCTGTACCGGCTGAAAAAGAAGCTGGTCGAGGCGGCTTACCCTGGCGCCACCATCATTGAGGTTGGGCTATGAGCACGGGAGGAATCGCCGCTGAGCGGCTGAAATCGTTCGTCACGCGGATCCGTAATCTGCGGGCGGAGGTCAAGGGCATCCAGGCGGACGTGAAGGAGGTCTTCGCCGAAGCCAAGGGCACCGGGTTCGACACCAAGATCATCCGCCAGATCATCACCTACATGGACAAACGGGAGGAAAACGCCGCCGCCTTGGCAGAGCAAGAGGCTCTGTTCGACCTCTACAAGGAGGCAATGGGCTTTGGCGAAGGCGCTGGCACGAACCCGGACATCCCGCTCAACCCGCGCCCGGTGAAGGGCAAGGGCAACAAGGGCGCTGCCGATCCCGCTGACGACCAGCAGACGGACATTGAGGATCATCTGTCGGGCCGCAAACGCCCCGACGCGCCACCCACGCCCCCCTCAGCCCCCGATGCTGTGACCAAGGATGAAGCCACAGCGCTGGGGAAGACAGCCGGTGAGGCCGGTGTTCCGCTGGCCGACAACCCGTTTGCCGCAGGCGACCCCAACCGGGCCGCGTGGGATGCTGCGTGGTGTGCGGCGACCGGCAGCGACGGCATGGACCTGCCGCCCGAGTTGCGGCGCGGTGGCGCGAAGAAGGGCGGCAAGAAGCCGGGCAAGCCGGGCGGCTCCGCGTCCGGCTCATCCGGTGGTGATGACGCGACGGGCGGAGAGGGTTGACCATGGCAGACGCGTTCAAACCCACCAGGACGATTCGGCAGTTCGCTGAAATCCTGTACCCGCGCGATGCTGAGGCCCCGATCCTGGATCAACCGATCCGCGCCGCTCTGCGCCAATGGATGATCGAGCTGGATGCGGCGGACGAGCTGGCGGCGGTGGGGATCAAGGCGCGCCGCACGGCGCTGATGTTTGGGCCGCCTGGATGCGGCAAGACGACGATGGCGCATCATCTGGCCGCCCGCCGAGGATTGCCCTTGATCGTGGTCAACATGGCGTCGTTGCAAAGCAAGTATGTCGGCGAAACCGGCCAGAACGTAAACGCGCTCTTCGACGATGTGATCGCTCAGGCTGATAGTTGCATCCTGTTCCTGGACGAATTTGACAGCATCGCGGCTAAGCGCACCGACGTAACCCATTCGACGGACGCCAACCGAAACAGCGTTGTCATCGCGCTGCTTCAGATGATCGACGCCTTTCCCGGAACGTTGCTGGCTGCCACCAACCAGGGAGACGGGATTGATCCGGCGATCTGGCGGCGCTTCGGTATGCACCTACAAATCCGCGAACCGGACGACGAATGCCGCTACGCGATCCTGACGCGCTACCTGAAGCCCTACATCCTGCCTGACGAGGCCATGGATGAGCTTTGCGACGCGACGGCGGGAGCCTATCCGGCCCTGCTGCGGCAGTTGATGGAGGGGATCAAGCGGGACCTCGTCATCAGCCCGAAGATTCCTCAGGCGACGGACGTTGCGTCGGTGATGAGCCGGGCGATTGCGTCGGTGCGGCCTCATTCGGAAAGCACGCTGCCACCGCTGTGGGGAGATGCCGCCGCGCTGGCCCGCATCAAGAAGATCGCATGGCCGCCGACGCGCAGCGACGCCAATGACCAGGGGGGGCGCTGACAATGCAAACGAGCGCATATCGTCGTTTGGCGCTGGCGGGACTTCGCCTGACCAAGCGCGCCGGTCTCATCCTGTTTTGGTCGTGCTGCGGGATCTTCGCGTTCGTTGCGTGGATGTCCTGGAGTGACGGGGCGCAGATCGGTTCCGCCATTTTCGCGGGCGCGCTGCTCATCGCCGACGCTCTGCCGGGCATGGTCGTCATCGTCATCGTCAACGGCAAGACGTTGCCCAACCGGGAGGGATGACCATGCCGCAAGCTTCTGCTGAGACGGTTCTGAGAGCCGCCCAGCCCATTCTGGACCTGATCGAGCGGATGGAGGCGGGATGGCATCGGACGCCGTCCTGCCCCCGTTTCCCGCGCCGGGCGGCGGTGACGCTGCTGTCCACCGGCGGGGTTACCACCGAAACCGCAAAGGCATGGCGGGCCTACAAGGCCGCGCAGGGGGTGTGACATGGCCTATGGCGCTCTGGATGATATGATTTGGCTGTCGTCGCTGCGCAGCACGCCCAAGCTGGTGCTGTTGCGCTGCGCCTGCTATGCCCAGCGTGACGGCAGCGGCGTCTTTCCGTCCGTCCCGGCGCTGGCCTCGGCCTGCTCGGCGACGCTGCCCACGATCCGCAGCGCCATCGCCGATCTGGTCGCCCTGGGCGTGCTGGTTCTGGTCGCGAAGGAAGACCCCGTGACGCATCGGCCCCGTGAATACCGGATCGATCTGGATCGTCTGGAGGCGATGATTCCCCCCGCAAATCGCTTGCCCCACCCCCGCAAGGAATTTGCCCCATCCCCGCAAAATTCTTGCCCCACTCCCCCGCAAGAAATTTGCCCCATCCCCGCAAACGGTTTGCGGGGGGAGGGGAATGTCGTCGCCTTCCCCCCGCAAAATTCTTTCCCCATCCCCGCAAATAATTTGCCCCATCCCCGCAAAAATTTTGCGGCTGAAGAGCTTAAAGAAGAAAAGCTAAAAGCTAAGCTTGAGCTTAAAGCTGATGGGATGGAAGGAACGGGCGCATCGCTGACCAGCGTGTCGGCGATCATCGCGGCGTTTGAGGAAGCGCGGGTGGTGGCGTTCGGGGAGGGGGCCCGCCGAACCCGTCCCGCCGCGACCGACGAGGCGGTTGCGGCTGAGCTGATCGAGGCCGGGGCCGACCTGCACCTGTGCGAACATGCGTTCCTGACGGCCCAGCAGCGTTTGGCCGACACCGGCAAGCCGCCCATCGACGCGCTGAAATGGTTTTCAAACCGGATCAAGGAGTTGGTCTCCGCGCAGGCTGCCGGGTACCCGGACGTTCGGCTGACCGCCGGGGGGCGGGCGACGGTTTCCGTGGCCGCTGCGCCCGCCGCCCCGGAGCCGCAATTCGGACGGAGTTCACCGGCTGCCCGGCAGGTCTGGCGGATGCGGTTGGGCGGCTTTGCGAAATCGAAAACGTGGCTCCCGTCCTGGGGTTCGCCGCCCAACGAGCGCGGTTGTGAGGCTCCTTCCGACCTGATCGCCGAAATCCTGCCTGAACCCGCGCTGCTGTGAGACGACCGATGAAACACGCCGTTCAGACCGTCCGCGTTCTGCCAGTTCCCGACGCCCCCGCCATGCTGTCGGTGACGCTGACCGTTGCGGTTTCAGCGACCCGCCGCGCCGATCTGCCGGATGTCTTCACGGCTGAACTGGAGCAGGGCGGTCGCGTCGTGACCCGCCGCCATTTTCGGGAAGGGAGCGAAGGGCCGGAGGACGTCACCGATCTGGTTGCCGAAATCCTGCTGGAGCGCGCCCGCCGCCGGGTTGACGGCGAGCGTGGTCGGCAAGCGGAGCAGGTGGCGCGCGTCGGCGCTGTGTCGCCGGAGCGTCATCGCCGTGACGTGGTGGTCGAGGGAACCATGCGCGCTGGTCAGTCCAGGGCGCGGGCATTGACGGCCTTGGCCACGCTCAACGGGCGTGGGCTGCTGACCATGCGGCAGTTCGAGGCGGGCGACCGATTGGGGCAGGACGCGAAGGTGGTTGCGGGCGCGCGTGACGCCAGCGACGATGAGGACGTGGGGGGCGGAGGAGGAAGCGGCCTGACGGTGGATGGCGGGCGGTCGTGGGAGGATTTCGCCGTCGCTGCCGCGATGCGGATGGATGCGGCGCGGCGGGCTTGCCAGGACGCCGGAGCGTTCGACGGCGCGTCCGTGTGGGGTATGGTCGAGGCGGTGGTCTTGCGCGAGGCGACCTTGACCCAAGCCGCCGGAGGTACGGCGCGGTCGGTGCAGCGTCGCGCCAAAGCGGCGTTGCGGGTGGGGCTGGAGGCGGTTGGCGATGTCTATGGCTTGCGGCCTGACGTGACAACCACGCAGGTGCTGGCCGATGGAATGCCGGTCCCGCTGGTGTTTTGCGAGGATCGCGACGGCTTGGACCGGAACGAGGCGTTGCGCGCGCAATTCCGAGCGGTGTCTTTGGGTGGTCGGCGGTGGCGCGCGGTCGCGGACACGATGAGCGAATTGTACGCGGCGGCGCGGGTGGAGTTGCGCAGCCGCGCAAATACCGCTTGACCCGTGAATATGACATCGTTACTTTTCTGATACGGTGTGTATAGACACGACCGAAGAGAATAAACCCCGTCCCATATTCATGGCGACGGGGTTTTTCGTATTCAGGGTTCCCTCTCATGCCCTTGCGCGACCGCCCACAAGCCTACGCCCGAACGGTGGACGGCAAGGTGGAGCTGGTCATCTGGCGGCGTGGTCGCCGCTTCGTCCTGCCCATCCTGCTCGATGATCCTCTGGGTCTTGCCTGTGACCTCGTTGAAGCCTATCGCGAAGCCATCGCCGGTCAGCCTGATCCGGTGCGCCCCTACGCTCGCGCCGCTGGCGCGCACCCCACACGTTCCGAGGACTGACCCATGGCCGCTGATCCCAACCCCGATCTGATCCAGGCGGCCAAGCCGCTGCTGCCGTCCCTGCTTGGGGTTGTCTTCGGCATGTTCGCGCGGTGGTCCCGCGAGGCCAAGGCGGGCCGGGTCAAGTCGTTCCGCCGCATGATGCTGCTGGACCTACCGACGCTTGGCGCGCTGACGCTCGCCGCTGGGTCAGTCGCGCAGCGGATGGACGCCGACCCGCTCACGACGGCGGGAATTGGCTGCGCCGCCGGGTACGTGGGCATTGAGGTCCTCAACGCATTTGTGTCGTGGCGGCTCAAGGGCGTGGCTGCGCCGACGCAGGGACGGGGTTGACCATGGCCATCCAGCCCCCGTCTCGGAGCATCGCCGACGCGGCTGCCGTCACAGAATCAACCGCCCGCGCCATCGCCAAGCGGACCCTTCGCGCATCGATCTTCGGCGATCCGGCTCGCAACGCCGCCTGCAACGCGGCCATTGCCGAGGCGGGCGTTGATGATCCCGTTCCGCTCTACAGCGAGGCGGAGATCGCCCGGCATGTCGAGATGTCCTGGCCGCTCGTCGCTCGGATGATTGAGGCCAGGGAGATCGCGGCGGATGGTGAGGTGGGGTTCGGGCGATGACCGATCCTCGCAAGGAAAAGACACTGGGCGAGGCGGCGCAGAACCCCGATGGCACCTTCAATGGCGCCCGCGCGCTGTCCTGGCTGTCGGAGGCGCTGAACCCCGGCAAGGGCGCGTCGCGGGAGGAGGTTCAGAAAGCCTTCGACCAGATGCGGGCCAAGAAGGCCGGGCACTGATGCCGTGCCGTCCGCCCGTGTTTCGTCCGAAGGGGTGGAGTCCAGCCCCCGCCAAGCGCCCGCAGGTTCAGGACCCCTACTACGGCTCCAGCGAATGGAAGCGGCTGCGCGCCGCGTGCTGGAAGCGGGACGGCTACCGCTGCACCGCCGAGCACTGCACCACACCGGATCGAGGGCATGGTGGAAGGCTCATCGCCGACCACATCGTGCCACGTCGCGAAGGTGGGGCTGATGCTCTCGCGAACCTGCGAACCCTTTGTCCCACCTGCGATAATCGGCGTCACGGCAGGCGCGGGGGATAGGGGGGGGCAATCCCCGCAAGGGGTTAGGGCGTCCACCGGCTGGGAGTAAAATTCCTGCGCGTGCAAAATGAAAACAAAAGGGTCCGGAGGCTGAAAATGGCAGGACGCCCCCCCAAACCGACGCACCTCAAGCTCGTGACCGGCACGGCGCAGAAATGCCGGACCAATAAGCGGGAGCCGAAGCCGCAACGCGCCATGCCGTCGCCGCCGACTGATCTGACGGACAAGGCGAAAACCACCTGGGGCGCTGTTTCGGTGATCTTGGATGGCATGGGCGTGCTGACCGAGGCGGATGGATTTGCGCTGACCGGGCTGTGTGAGGCCTACGCCGACCTAATGGCCGCACGCGCCTCGCTGGCCCGACCGCTGACCATGGAAGCAGAAACTGGCGCCATCGTCTTCGCCGAAGCGGGCGAGCGGTATTACTGGACAATGGGCAAGGGCGGCCCGATGCGTCGCGCCCGGCCCGAGATCGCGGACATCGCCGACGCCGACCGCCGGTTCGCCGGGTGGCTGGCGAAGTTCGGTCTCACGCCAGCGGATCGGACTCGAGTGGCAGGGAAACTGCCGGGCGATGTCAACGCCTTTGCTGAGTTGGGTTGATGCCGAGAGCGCCGCGTCAACATCAGCCGGGCGTCCGCAAGGCGCGGGGTGCGGTTGGCGGCGGCAAGCCCCTCGGTCCGGTCGCGCACCCGCATGTCGAATTGGCCGAACGCTACATCGACGACGTGCTGGTCGGCGCCATCCCGGCCTGCAAATGGGTCAAGCTGGCGTGTCAGCGGCACCGGGACGACCTGCGGTCTGGCGGCACCGCAGGCTGGCCGTACAGATTTGACCCGGCCAAGGCCGAAAAAGTCTGCAAGTTCATCGAACTGCTGCCCCACACCAAGGGAAAGTGGGCGCGCAAGGATCCGCTGAACCCCAATGGTCATCTGATCCGGCTGGAACCCTGGCAGTGTTTCATCCTCTGCGTGGTCTTCGGTTGGGTGCGAAAGGCGGATGGGTTCCGGCGCTTTCGGCAGGTCTACATCGAGGTGCCGCGCAAGAACGGCAAGTCCGCTCTGGTCGCGGGCATCGGCCTCTACATGCTCTGCGCTGACGGCGAGCAGGGCGCGGAGGTTTACGCGGGCGCCACGTCGGAAAAGCAGGCGTGGGAGGTGTTCGGCCCGGCTCGGAACATGGCGAACGGACGACCGGATCTGAAGTCGCACTATGGCGTTGACGTCAACGCCTCGAACATCAGCATCCTCTTGAAGGGGGCGAAGTTCGAGCCGGTCATAGGCAAGCCGGGCGACGGCGCTTCTCCGTCCTGCTCGATCACGGACGAGTATCACGAGCACGCCACGTCCGAACAGTTTGACACCATGGTGACGGGCATGGGCGCCCGCGAGCAACCGCTGGCGGTGGTCATCACCACGGCGGGCGACAACATCGCAGGCCCCTGCTACGACATGCGGGACACCGTCAGGAAGGTGTTGGAAAAGGTCGCGAACGACAACGAGTTGTTTGGGATCATCTACACCATCGACGAGGACGACAAATGGGATGATCCGGCGGTGATCCGCAAGGCCAACCCGAATTGCGGCGTGTCGATCAACGAGGAGTTCCTGCTCAACCGTCAGCGTGAGGCGATCAACAGCCCCCGCAATCGGGGGCGCTTCCTGACAAAGCATCTGAACAAGTGGGTGAACGCCCGGTCGGCCTATTTCGACATGGCCGCCTGGGACCGATGTGAGGCGCTGGGGCTGAAGCTGGACGACTTCGTTGGCCGACGGGTGGTGCTGGGACTCGACCTGTCGAGCAAGATCGACGTCGCCGCCCTCGAAGCCTTGGTTCTGCCAGAGAGTGACGACGAGCCTTATCGGGTTTTCACCTTCCACTACCTGCCCGAGGACACCGTCCTCCTGCCAGAGAATGAGCATTATCAGGCGTGGGACGCCGAGGGCTGGTTGATCGTCACCGGCGGCAACATCATCGACTACGGAGTCATCGAGGAGGACATCCTCGATCTCTGCGCGCGGTTTCAGGTCGAGAACATCGCCTACGACCCGCATCAAGCTACGATGCTGGTGACGCGACTCCAGGCCAGGAACGCCCCGGTGACTGAGTACCGACCGCTGGTGTTGAATTTCAGCGAGCCGATGAAGGAACTGGACGCCCTGATTCGGGCTGGGAAGCTTCAGCATGCCGGAGACCCTGGCATGAAGTGGATGATGTCCAACGTCGTGGCGCGGCCCGACAAGAAGGACAACGTCTACCCGACCAAGGAAAAGGATTCGAAGAAGATCGACGGCCCCGTCGCCCTCATTTCAGCGATGGGTGTCGCGATGTCCGGTAGCGACGATGTTGGTCCTTCGATCTACCACACCACTGAGCGTTCCGCCGGATTCGTCGCGATTTAATTTGAGGCCACCATGGGCAAGCGAAAGCGTGAACGGCAACAGGATGCTGTCGTTCAAAAGGCAAGTCTTGGCTCACCCCAGAACCCTTCGGACACCTTTGTCTCGCTCATGGGCGGCGCGCCGTCTGCGTCGGGCGCGCGGGTGTCGGATTCTTCGGCGATGCGCGTCTCGGCGGTCTACTCCTGCGTTCGGGTGATTGCTGAAGACGGGGCAAAGCTCAAGCCGCAGGTGTGGCGTCAAATGCCGGACGGGACGCGACAACCGGCGCGCGAGCATCCGCTTTACCGAATCCTGCGCGCACCGCACCGGCACATGACGCCAGTCAGCTTGCTGCTCGCCCTGTTCTCTGCCTGGGGCTTCCGAGGGAATGCTATCGCTGTCATTTTGAGGGACAGGTTCGGGAATCCCGAGGGCCTCTGGCCGATCCATCCCGGCTGCGTGACGATCTTCGAGGCGATGGATGGTCGCCTGTTCTACGCCATCAGCCGACGCACCACGCTGGAGAACGCCGTCCTTCGGGATGTGCCGATGATGGTTCCCGATTATGACGTGTTTCATGTCCGTGGAATGACCTTCGACGGCATCGTCGGTTTGTCGCCGTTGGCGCAGCTTCGTGAGTCCATCGGCATCGCCATCGCTGGCGAAGAGTTGTCGGCCAAGCTGATGGCGAATGGCGCTCAGCCGACTGGCGTCCTGAGGCACCCGAAGGTTCTCACCAAGGATGTGGCCGACCGGCTGAGTTCGAGTTGGAATGGCCGCCATGGCGGAACCAGCAACGCGGGCAAGACCGTGGTGCTGGAGGAGGGGATGGAGTTCGAGGCGCTCGGCATGACCTCGGTCGATGCGCAGTTTCTGGAGCAGCGGAAACTGACGATCGAAGAGATCGCCCGAGGCTTTCGCGTGCCGTTGCACATGATCGGCATGCTGGACCGCATGACGAACAACAATGTGGAGGCGCTGACCCGCGCATACTACGACCAGACGCTCATGCCGATGCTGGAGTCGTTCGAGGCGGAGTTCACGAGGGCCTTCAACCTGCCCGAGGAAATCTATGTCGAGTTCGATGTCCGCCGCCTGCTGCGCGCCGACTTCAAGACCCGCCAGGAAGGCAACCGGACGATGTTTCAGTCCGGCGCCCTGATGCCGAACGAGTGGCGCAGCGACGAGGGGTTGAACCCCACCCCGGCAGGCAACGTCTTCGCCCGCCCCCTGAACACCGCCTACGTGGACGACCAGGGCAACGTGGTCGCCATCACTCCGCCCGGCGGCAAGACGTCGGCGGACGCAGGCGCTGACCCGAACCCAGAGGAACCGAAATGAGCATTCAGCGCAAAGCTCACAGCGGCGGCGCCACCACCCTGGCTGAACTGCGGCAGGTCCGAGTCATCTGCTCGGCGTCGGAGGTGGATCGATCCGGCGACATGGTCGTTCAATCCGGCATCGATCTCGTGGCCTACCGGGCGAACCCGGTGGTGCTGTGGCAGCACGACACCGACCACCCGATTGCCCGCTGCATCGACATCGGGGTCAAGGACGGCAAGCTGACTGCTCTCGTCCAGTTCCCGCCCGAAGGCGATGACCCGCTGGCCGACCTGACCTACAACCGCGTGAAGAATGGAGTCGTGAACGCGACCTCCATCGGCTTCATGGGCAAGGAAATGGCGGCGCTCGACCCGGCGAACCCGCCACGGTTCGACGCCAATGGGTGCAACCTGGGCGGCGGGGTGAAGTACGAGACGTGCGAACTGGCCGAGTTCTCCTTCGTATCAGTGCCAGCGGTGCGCGGCGCCTTGGTGGTGGAGCGGTCGGGCGTGGTGTCGATCGATGCGGTGGAATTGGCCAAGCTGCGCGCCGCCGCCGCCGCTCCGCAGAAGCTGGCCATTGAGTTCCGCGCCCTCGCCAAGTCGGCGCCGAGGGGCGTGAAAGGGCAAATCCTCCGCCTCGCCAACATGGCCGAGAAGTCGATGGACGGGGCGGTGGTTAAGGCTTGCCTGCCGTTGACCGCGAAAGGGCTGTGGCACATCGGCTATCTCGCGAGCGCCCTGTCCGAGATCAACTGGATCCAGGAAAGCACCGCCGCCGAAAGCAATTGGGAGGGCGACGACAGCGCGGTCCCCGGCATGCTGGCGGACGCCCTGCGGCGGCTCGGGGCGGCGCTGATCGCGATGACACAGGAGGAGGTCGCCGAGATGTTGGCCGAACTGGCGGAGGGCGAATCCGATGATGCGGAGAAGGACGCTCCGGCCCTGACGGTCAAGGACATCGTCGGCGCGCTGCATGGGAAGAGCATCCCTGGCCTCACGCTTAAGGCCGGGCGCGTGCTGTCCAGTTCCAATGAGGCCAGCCTCACCGAAGTCCGCAACCTGATCGATGGCGTGATCCAGCAGGTCGCGGTCGATGATGATCTGGACATGGAGACTCGGGCCGCCGAGCTGCGGATGCTGGAACTGAAGTCCCTCGAACTCTCTCTCGCCGCCTGACGCGGGGGAACCCGATCCGCTTTCCTGGCGGATGTTTGGCCGGTCGCACCTCGCGTCCGGCCTTTTTTGCGTGGAGCTTTTTCATGAAGACGATTCCCGAACTCCGCCAGGCACTCGCTGCGGCGGTTGGCGTCGCCAAGATGGCGTCCCAGACCATCACCACCACCAAGGCGGCGCTCCGCACCGCGACCGATGCTGTCGGCAAGGAAGCCGCCACCAAGGCCGTGACCGATGCCGAAAAGGCATATGCCGACGCCCATCAGATCGCGAAAGACCTGGGCGATGAGCTGGGGCGCGCCGTGTCGATGGAAACTATGGCCGCCAGCGGTGCCACTCCCCGGAGCGCCCCGGAGGGCACCTTCGCCCCGCTACCCGCCATCGCGAAGGGCAACGAGGAGGTGGTCAAGATGGCGCCAGTGCGCCGCATGATCGCCGACATCATGGTCCGTCACTCCGGCGGCGAGTTGAACGCCGAGAAGTGGTTGGGTCATGTCTACGGCGAGGACACCGTTGCCGTCATCCAGCGCTCGATGAACCTCAGCAACTACGCCGCCGGTGGCGCGCTGTCCCTCCCGGATTTCGCCTCGGTCATCATCGATGGTCTGGACAACATGACGGTGGTCCGCCGCATGTCGCCCCAGGTCCTGAATGTTCCGGGCACCATGATCCTGCCGAAGGAGACGCAGGCACCCAACGGTTCGTGGACCGGCGAGAACACGGCGCCGACGTCGGGCGAGTTCAAGTTCGGCGACATCCGCCTTGATCCGAAGCGCCTGACCATCGAAGCGGTCATCTCGCGGCGACTGCTCGATCAGGCGCGCAACGGCGGCGCGGCGGTGCGCAACCTCGAAAGCTATGTCGTTCGTCGGTTGCAGGAGCGCACGGCGGTCAACGAGGACTCGGGCTTCCTGCGCGGCGGGGGCACCGAACATGTACCGCTCGGCCTGCGGTCCCAGATCGCCGCCGAAAACGTCTTCGCCATCAGCGGCGCTGACTCGGTGTCCATCGAGGCTGATCTGCGCAAGGCGGTGACGAAGCCGAAGGAGGCGAACATCATCGTCACCAAGGGCTATTGGGTGATGGCCCCGCGCACGGTGGCGAAGCTGGCTGACCTGCGCGATGCGAACGGCAACAAGATTTACCCGAGCATCGACGTCAGCAACACCCTGCTGCGTTGCCCGATCATGGAGACCAATCAGGTTCCCACAAACCTGGGTGGGGCCAACACGGAGATCCTGTTCTTCAATGGCCCGAGCATCATCGTCGCCAACGGATCGGACGCCGAGGTCCGTGTCTCGATGGAGGGTGGTTACGTCGGTGCGGACGGGAAAAGCTACTTCCTGACCCAGACCAACGAAATCCTCATCCACATGGAACTCTACGCCGACTGCAAGCTGGAGCGGCCGGAGGCCGGTTCCTGCATCACCGGCGTCAGCTACTAACCCGCGCGCAGGAGACCCACAAACATGCACGCATCCATGCAGAACGCGGCGGCGCTGATCGCCGCCCGCCACGGTGTTGCCGGTGTCGATGTGACGGCTGGCGGTTCCGGTGACGCGACCGAGGTCAATTGCGCCTGGATCGACCGGCGGGGCTTCGCCTCGCTCAAGGCCGTCGTCACCTACACGACCGCCCTGGCCGCCGCTGCGACGCTGACCTTTGCCGCCAACCTTCAGGACGCCAGCGACAGCGGCGGCAGCGGGGCGGCTGACTATGGCGCCGCCTTGGCGGCAACTGTGGTTGCGACCGGGCCGGGCGGCGGCGGCACGGTGACGGGCGTGGTCGAACTCGACTTTGATCTCAGCGGGACGGATCGGTACGTCCGGCTTCAGGTCACGCCGAATCTGTCGGCGGCCAACACGGACGTCTGTGAATTCGGCGTCACCTACATCCTGGCCGGCGCCACCGAGAACCCGGTCAGCGGCACGCTGGTCTGATCCGACCATCAACCACAGAACGGAGGGGCGGGGCTGAGAGGCCCCGTCACGACCTATGCTAGTGCGCTTTCTGAAGAACCACACACCCTATTTGGCGGGAGAGACTGCGTCGTTCCCCGACGGCCAAGCCGCCGCCTTCATCTCGGGGCGCGTCGCTGTGGCCGCCGCCGCCTCGCCCGACGGTGCTGCGGAAGGGTTGAGCGCAGTCGCCGAACAGTTGGACAGCCTGCTGGCTGGGTTCCGTCAGCGCGGGATTGAAGTCGATCACGCCACGCCGATTGGCGATCTGGTGTCCCGCGCAGCGAGCATCATGGCGGTTGAACGGAGTGCCTATGAGGCCGCGACATCTGGAGCGGACGCCGCGACCGGGCCGACCGCCGATGACGAAGCCCCGGTTTCCGGCGACGCATCCGTCGATGGCGAGATTGCGACCGACCCGCAGCCCGAGGCCACAACCGACGGTCAGCGGCGCACCGTGACGCCGCCGCGCGTCGCCAGGAGCGCCAAGTGATGGCCGCAGCGCCGGAGCGGGAAGGCCCCGCAAAGCCGCTGGTCATCGGCCCGCCGCCCCAGCGCATCGCGCGCGATCTGCGCCCCGTGAAACCGGCGGAAACGTCGCGGGGCGTCCCATACACGACCAAGGGGTGAGCCATGCCGTCCATCGTCGTCGCCAGCCTCGCGCCCGACCGTCGGCTCTGCGCGCTCGCCACCCTCAAGGCCGAACTCGGCATCGACATCGCCGACACGGCTTTCGACTCCTGGCTGGCGGCGGAATGCCTTTCGGCGTCCGACCGGGTTGCGGAGGCTTGTCGGGTTGCTGGCGACGACGCTGGAGACGCCCCAGCCACCTTCATTGAGGAGGTGGCTGTCGTCACATTCAGCCCAGACGAAACCCCGAATGGGGGCATGCTGGGGCTGCCGTGGCGCTATCCCGTCCGTGTGACCGCCGTCACCATCGGCGGGGCGGTGCTGGACGGCGCGCTCTATCGAGGGCAACCGAAGGCCGGGCTGCTGTCGCGGTTGGACAGCAGCGGCTGTGCGGGATGCTGGGAGCGACAGGAAATCGCCGTCACCATCGCGTCCGGGTGGGTGGCCGAGAAGGTGCCGACCGTTCTGCAGGACGCCGTGAAGCGGCTGGTGCGGCTGCGCTGGGAAGCCAAGGACCGCGACCTCGCCGTGAAGGCCGAGCAGACCGAAGGAACCGGGCGCACCGAATATTGGGTCGGCAGCATGGCCGCTTCGGGATCGGCCATGCCCGCCGATGTGCTGGACTCGCTTTATGCCGCCGGGCTAGTTGGGGTGTGACGCATGGCCCGCACCCGCGAAGCCCGCATGATCGACAAGAAGGGTGAACTGGTTGTCCTGAGTCGCGTCGGCGTGGTCGATGTGATCCTGAAGGCGAAGCCGCGCGAGCTTGGATCGGACACGCTGGTTGGCGGCGTTTCTCAGCGGCTGTTTCAAGTCATCATCGCCGACGAAACCTTGAAGGCGACCGCATTCCCGCTCGACGGCCCGAAGAAGGGCGACCAGATCACCATCACCCCCACCATCCTCAACGGCGCCTGGACTGGGGCCGGGACCATGCTGACCGTGGAGCGCCCCGGCTACCGTGGCGCCGACGCTGGCTGGTGGATGGAAGCGAAGGGCTGACACCATGGCAACGATCACCGCCTTCGACGCCATCCGCTCCTTCGTGGAAGCGGGGTGGACCGACGCCGCCCCGGCCCCGTGCCCCCTGGTGTGGGACAACGAGTCTTTCACTGAGCCGCAGCCGCGCGGCCCGGCCACGGGCGCGGACGGCAAGCTGGCGCCGAACCATTGGGCGCGGATCATCATCAGCGGCGACCTGTGGGAGCAGGCGTCGATCGGCAGCGGCGATCCGACCGCTGACCGCTGGGACGAGACCGGCACGCTGACGGTGATCGCCTTTGCGCCGGTCGGGACCGGCAGCCGGACCATCCGCACGGTGCTGACCGCCTTCGCCAACATGTGCCGGGGTGAGGACATCGGCGCCATCGAGTTTCAGGGCATCCGTTTCGACCCCATTGGCGCCAAGGACGATTCTGGCAATTGGTGGGGTATGCACATCGTCATTGACTGGATCAGGAGTTGACCATGTTCACCGTCGCGAAAGTGTTTCGCACCCCCACCCGCCGTTTCGCCGTTGGCGCGACGGTCTCCGCTGATGATGCGGCTGGCCCGGCGCCGATTGATCGCCTGGTCGCGCTGGGCCACCTCGTGCCCCTGTCGCCGCCGAACCCAGCCCTGGTCGAACCGGCGTCGCCGTTGGTGGACGACGCTTACCTTGGCGACGTTGACGGTGCGGACGCGGACCAGCCGACCGCCTGACACACCCATCCGTTTCTGATCGTTGTTCAGCCGCAGGCGTCGCCTCGCGGCTTTTTTCGTGCTTGGCTAAAAGGAGCCGCCGCCCATGACAACTTCCAACCGCGTCCGCCTGACCGGGGTCGCTGAAACGACCTTTGGGCAGACGCCAGCCAACCCGCGCATGCTCGCCCAGCGCGTCACCTCCATCGGCCTGTCGTCGAAGCCGGTCACTGTGGAATCCGACGACATCCGTGATGACCGGATGAACAGCGATCCGACGGTGGTCGGCAAGGACAACAACGGGTCCATTGGCATCGAATGGCACTACCCGACGCCGGGCAGCCTGCTGGACGCTGAAATCATCTCAGCTCTCTGCAACGATTGGTCAAACACCCCGTACCGCGACAATGACGGCGTCGCCGACAGCGTGATCCAGGCGGTCGACGCGGCGACGCAAGTGGTGACGGTGGCGGCGGGTCCGGCCTTTGTGTCCGGGCACCTGGTGCGCTTCACTGGCTTTGGCACCGCCGCCAACCGGAACAAGCTGGCCAAGGTGACGACCGGCAGCGCCACCGCTCCCGCCTTTGCAGGGGCGGGGCTGATGGACGAAGCGGTTCCCGCCGCCGCAGCCCGCATGAAGGTGGTGGGTTTTGAGGGGGTTGCGGGTGACATCAGGGCGGTGGCCGACGGCTTGACGTCGGAAGCGGGCGGGTTGGACTTCACCACGCTCAACCTGCGCGTCGGGATCTGGCTGAAGGTGGGTGACACCGGGGCCTCTTACCGTTTCAACACCGGGCCGACGAACGCCTGGGGGCGGGTGGTCGGCATCGACGCCCACAAGCTGACCTTGGACAATCTGCCCCCCGCCTGGGCGGCGGACACCGGCGCGGGCAAGACGATCCGCGTCTTCATCCCCGACATGATCGTGAACGGGGTGGGTAAACGCGGCGTCACCCTGGAGCGCGGCTTCATGGGCCAGGCGGTCCCGACCTACATCGCCCAATCCGGCATGCGGGTGAACACGCTGGAAATCGGCGGTTCGGCCAAACAGAAGGCCGCCGGGTCCATCGCCTTCATCGGCATGCGCGGCGCGCCCGGAACCGTCTCGCTCGACAGCACGCCCGATCCGGCTCCGGCATCCGCCGACTATCCGGTCATGGCCTTCAGCGCGAATTGCGGCCGTATCGGGTATGGCGGGGTGGCGCTGGGAAATCCCAACTGGGCCTCCTCCATCAAGATCGCGACCAACAACAACCTGCGCGCCCGCGACGCCGTGTCCGACGGTGATTCGAACGCCATGGGTCCGGTGGATGTGGAAGACGGCGCGTTCGACGTGTCGGTCGATCTGGACACTTTTTTCGGCAACGCGGAACTGTTGCAGGACCTGGATGCGGGTGTCGCGCGTGCGGTGAATATGCGCCTGGGCCGTGAGGACAAGTGCCACGCCATGGTGTGGGAAGCGCCGCGTCTGATCGCCCGCGACGGTGATCCAACGGTCAGCGGCAAAAATCAGGACGTCAAACTGCCTGTCAAAATGACCGCCTCCATGGATCCTTTGACCGGCGTTCAGCTGATCCTCTGCCGGTTTGAATTCGTCCGTTAGGAGGGGCGAATGCACATCAAAGCAGGGGATCCCGGCGCTGTTTTTGCCAGCGTCGTGGACGCTGTAACCGGCGCGAAAATCCCGTTCGTGGTCGAAGTCGACGATGTCGAAGGCTGGTACCGCGCTCATGTGACCGGCCCGGATGGCCGCATTCTGCAGAATGACGGTGAATTGATCGTCGTGCGGGTTGACCGGGCAATCCGCATCGAAATCCCGGACCAGCATCGGCGCCTCCTGGCCCGTTGAAGAGATCCCGCGACCAACGGGAAAGAGGCTGCCCGACCGGGCGGCATGACGGCGCGCGCGTGCCGGGGCGGACGTTTGGTCGGCGTCCGCCCATTCATCGCGCATCACGACCAATCCGACCAAAAGGACTTTTGCGATGACCGACGCCCTGAATCTCAACGCCCTGGACGATCTGCTGGTGGACGAAGACGTCTTCACCGAAGGCCGCTGGGTCCATCCGGATCCCGACCGTCCGCTGAAGATCAAAACGCGCGGCTTGAACGACGCGTTCAACGACGCGCAAACCCGCATGCAGCGGGAACGCGCCAAGGGCTTCAACAACGACACGAAGCGCATTCCCTTCAGCCAGCTCCGTGACATCAACGCGCGGTGCCTGGTTAAGCACTCCTTGGTCGATGTGCGGGACTGCGTCATCGGCGGCGCCGCGCTGTCGTTCAACGAGTTCTGTGACCTGATCCAGCAGCCGCGTGGCCGCAAGCTGCTCGATCTGGCCTTCACCGCCGCCACCATGGCCACCGAAGCGACGGCGGGCGAACTGGCGGACGCGGAGGGAAACTGACCGCCGCGCTGCGGGATCACCTCGGCCGAAAATCCTTCGACCAGGGGCGGCTCGCCGACCTGGCCGAAGAATTGGCGGAAGAGGATCCCGCAACCGCCGCCGCCATCGTCGCCCAGCTGACCGAACAGGGCGAAGCGGCGGCGGTGGAACCGTGGCTGCAATGGGCGTGGCGCGCCTGGTTCGCTCTCACCGATGAACGGTCCTGGCGGGGCGGCGGCATGGGTCCGGCCTTGCCGTCCAACATCCCATGGACCGCCGTGCGGCTGTACGCCGTCGAGCATGGCCACCCGTTGGCCGTGCTGTTCCGTCTGCTGCGCGCCATGGACGACGTCTATGCCGCCTGGTGGGCAGAACGGGCGGCGGAAGCGCAGCAAAAGCAGGAAGCAGGTTGACGATGGCCAAAGCCGCCGCTTTCAACGAACGCCTGCTGGTCTTCGTCGACCGCACCCTGTCGCCCGAAGCTCAATCGCGCCATCTGGCCGCCATCGCCAAGCGCGAACGCGACCAGTTGATCGCGGTTGGGCGGGCGTCGCCCCGCTACCGGCGGTTCGTGGACGGGGTTGAAGGGGCGGCGGAAGAGGCGGTGCGTCCGGCGGATGGCGGGCGCATCGTTTATCGGTTCGGGATTCTCGGGCCGGTCTGCACCTTCGCCCTCTCCTTCCTCATCAACCGCAGTCCGGCCCGATCCGGTATCCCGCTGAACCCGTCGACGGGCAAGACGGCGCATTTCCGGGACGGATTCTATTTCGGCATCACCGAAGGCGGGCGGACGGACGGCGGCAAGTTCGTGCCCGCCGCCCAGTTCGACCCCGCGCTGCTGACCGCCACCGTGACCCAGGTGGTGATCGGCAACATGGCGCCCTACAGCCGCAAGGTCGACGTCCAGCTCATCGGCGGCACGTCGCTGTCGTTTTCGGTCGCTCCGGGGCTGTTTGACGACGCGGTGAAGCAAATCCGGTCGCGTTTCGGCTCCGTCGTGTCCGTCAAGCGCGTCTGGACCATGGATTTCCCCGGTCAGTACATCCTGCGCAATCAGCAGGTTTGGACAACGGGCAAGCGGGCGGGCCGAACGCGGAAGCGTCAAGGCACCCGCGTTGAATCGCCTGCCTTGATTATCACCCCCCTGCGTTGAGGCCCCTCGCATGACCGAAAACGTCGAAGAACTTTCTGTCGGCTTCAAAGACGGGGTTTCCGCCGGGGTCAAGACGGCGACCGACAACGTCACCGGGCTGGGCGCGGCGGCGACCGTCGCCGAAGGGAATGTTGATCGCCTGGGCCAGACGGGCAAAAAGGCGGGGGACACGCTCGCCACCGGGATGGCGAAGGGTAAGACGGCCACCGACGACTATGGCGCTTCGGTCGAACGGACGACCGAGCGCGTCACGCGCCAGTCCCTGTCCGTGGAGCAACTGGCCAACAAATATGACCGCACCCAGCGCGAAGCCCTGTTGATCGCAAAGGCTACGGCGGAATACCGTCGTCATTTGGAGGCTTTGGAAAAAAGCACGGCCTCTGCCGCCGACAAAGAGACGCAGCGCGCCAACATTCTGGCCTTGATCGAACGGGCAACCGAACGCGCTCGGGCTGCGAACAACAAGCTGTTCGACGATCTGGAAAAAGGCGCGAACGCCGCGTCGGCGGCGGTTGGTGGCTGGGCCAGCGGCATGTCCGCCGTTTACGCTGTGGCGGAAACCGCGTCGAACGGGGTGTATGGCGTCGCCAAGGCGTTGCAAGCGGTGGACGCCAGTTTCCGGGCGGGCCACACCGGCTTTTCCGAATGGGCCGCCGCCGCCAAGGGGCTGGAAGCCAGCCTTCGCGGCGTTTCGGCGGCTCAACGGTCCATCAATGACGCCGTTGGTCTGTCCCGTCAAACCGCCAACACCGCCACGATTGGGCCAACCCGCTACGCCACGACCGGGGCGGTCAGCGGCGCCGGGACCATCACCTTTGGCGACGACGGGTCCGCCCAGCGCTTGGATGACTTAAATGCGGCGTTTGCGGCTGGCGCTGACGAGCTGGACGCTTACCGCGTGTCGCTCGGGCTGGTCGATGTGGCGCAGCGCAAGTATGAGGCGGGACTGGTTGATCTCGAATCCATGATCCGTCGGGTCGGGGTCGAAGAAGCCGAAGCCAACCGCCTGCGAACCGCTTATGCGGCAGCCAACGACCCGGCGCAGAAGCGGGCGGCGGAAACAGCGGCGGAAAACGCGCGTCTTTCCGCCTCCTATGGGTCCGTGATGAACGCGCTGGACCCCGCCCACGCCGCCCAGGTCCGTTACGACAAGGCCCTGTCCGACGTGCGCGCCGGCGCCGTCGCCGCCGGGCGGTCGGAAGCGGAGCTGGCTGCCGACATTGATCGGGTGACGGCGGCGCTGTCACCGGCGGCCATCGCCGCGAAGAAGGAAGAAGCCGCGCTCCAATCCCTTATGGACAGGGCCGATCCCGCCGCCGCGAAAATGCGGGCCTTGTCCGCAGATCTGAAGCTGCTGAACGACGCGGCGGCCAAGGGCGATCCGCAGGTGGTGGGGCGGGTTGACGAGCTGACGGCTGGGCTGAAACGCCAGCATGGCGTTTTGGACGCATCGGCCAGCAAAACGAAGCTGGCCGCGCACGAAGTGACCAACCTCAGCTATCAGTTTCAGGATTTTGCCGTCCAGGTCGGATCTGGCCAGGGCCTGTTCCTTCCCCTGTTGCAACAGGGGCCGCAAGCGGTCGGGGCGGTCGGTGGGCTGGAACGCGCCATGGCGCTGCTCGCCACGCCCATGACCGCGATTGTGCTGACGGCGGCGGCTGTTGCGGGCGGCTTGGCGCTGATCGGCGCGCGGGCGGTGGAAAACAGCGCGCACACCCGTGAACTCACCGTCACCATGCGGGCTTATGGCACGGAAGCGCAGGCGACCGCCGTGCAACTGCGCGACGTCTCGAAGGCGCTCTACGAAGGGGGCGCGGGGCGTTCGGAATCCTTCGCCGTCGGCAAGATGCTGGCCAGCACGCGCGGCGTCAGCGCCGCGCTGGGCCGGGAGCTGGCCGTCCTGGGGTCGGACATGGCGGCGGGGCTGGGACAGTCGGTTGATGACGCCGTGAAGGGACTGGTCAAGCTGAAGACCGAAGGCCAACCGGCGATCCTGCAGCTCCAGGAGTCCATCGGCTTTCTGACTCCGGCGGAAGTCGAAGCGGTCCGTGTCATGGGCGAACACGGCAAACAGGCCGAAGCCCTGGGCGTGGTGTTGGGCGCGCTGCACCGGCGGTTTGACGGGTTGCGGAAGGACTCCCTGTCGCCAGCGGGCACCGCCATGCACGATCTCGGCGTGCAGTTCAACAGGATGGTGGACACGGCGGCGAATTCCAAGATCACCATTGGCGTCACCGTCGCTCTGTCCGACACCTTCAAAGCCCTGGCCGATTTCATCGAAAACCCAAGTTTGGGCGGAATCGGCAAGGTTCTGAACGCCAACCCGGTGTTGCGTTACTCGCCCGGCGGGTTGTTCGCGAACGCGCTGTTTGGCGACGACGATCCGGCGGCGCTGCGGCAGAAGATCGCTGACGCGAAATCTCAGATCCAGGGGCTGGAAACCGGCAGGCTGCTCGATCCCGCGCAGTCCCGCGTCGAAATCAACCGACGTCAGGATGACATCGCCGCCCTGGAAAAGCGCTTGGCCGCGATCACCCGGACGATCTCGACGGTGCAAGGCGGTGTTCCGTCCGTCCGCGCGGCAAACGACCTGCCGGAACTGGCGCCGGCGGCGGTCGACCCCGGCGTGAACCAGAAGTCCATCGACTATGTCGACGAGCTGACGCGCGCCTACCACCGACAGTCCGAAGCCCTGCGCGGCAACGCGGTGCAGCGCGCTTTGGCGCAGGCCGACCTGCGGGCCGAAGACGAAATCGCCAAGAACAACATTTCGGGCGCGGAAGCGATCACCCTGCGCATCATCCGCCAACGGGAAGCCCTGCGGGATCTGACGCTGGCGGTTGATGACGCCCGGCGGGCGGCGGAAGCGGACATCGCCGGGAATGGGATTTTGGCCCGCGCTTATGGCGTTTCGGGCGCGGCTGTGCACGACGCGCAGATCCAGCAAAAGGCGCTGACCGAAGCGGCGCGCGGCAGTGTGGAGCCGTATGACGCCATCGTGTCCCGCCTGCGCGCCATGGATGACGCCCAGCGCGCGGTCCAGGCGGCTCAGTTCTCCGCCACCCTGCGCGACCAAGCCGCCGACGCCCTCCGTCTGGCGGACGCTTGGGGCAAGGGCGCCGCCGCCGCGCGGGAAGCGACGCTGGCCAACGAAGTGCTGGCGGAAGCGCGCAAGCGCGGGTTGGACCCCACCCGCGACGCTGGGGAACTCAACGCGCTCGGTCAAGGCGTCCTGGCCCGTGATTTGGCGCAGCGCAGCCAGCAATTTGCGCAGATGGCGGCGGAACAGCGCCAGGCCGTTGAACTCGCCAACGCCGAATACGCCATGCTTGGCCAATCCAACGCCGAACGGGCGCGGGCGGTGGCGATCCTCCAGACCAGCAACGACCTGCGGGCCAAGGGGGCGGACCTCACCGACCTCGGCACCCAAGCCTACATCCGGCAACAGGGCGAACTGGCTCGCGTGAACAGCCAGTTGCAGGACGCTGCACAGCAGGCCGCGAACATCGCCCAGCCGATCACCAGCTCGTTTGAAGACGTGGTGGTCGGGGCAAAGAAGGCCAGCGAAGCCGGAAAGGCTCTGGCGGAAGACCTGAAACGCCTGTTCGTGCGCTCCGTCATCACCAAACCCGCCGAAACCTGGCTATCCGGCACACTGACGCAGCTCATGTCGGGCGGCGTCGTCACGGCGAACGACAACGCGCCCAAACCCGCCAACGACCCCGGTCAACTGACCCGCATCCTTGGGTCCGTGAACAGCGGGCTGGGGGCATCCGCTGCAAACGCCCTGTGGGTGCAGGTGGCCGGTGCGTCGGCGGCGGGGGCTTTGGCGGCTCTTCCGCCCGCCGCCGCGCCAACCAGCGGGTTGCCGTTGCCGGTCGCCATCAAGGACGGTGGCCAGGTGGTGGACGCGCTCCGCTCGGAAGCGCGGGCGCAAGGGGTGCCGGAAGAAGTCGTCCTGGCGGTGGCCAAGATCGAAAGCAACTTCCGCCAGTACGATCAGCAGGGCCGGGTTACGACCAGCTCCGCCGGGGCGCAGGGCGTGATGCAGTTGATGCCCGGCACGGCCAAATGGCTGGGCGTGGACGCCTCCGACACTCTTCAAAACGTCCAGGGCGGCGTCCGCTACCTTGCGATGTTGGGTCGTCAGTTCGGCGGGGACTGGGTCAAGGCGGCGGGGGCTTACAACGCCGGGCCGACCCGCATGACGGATTGGGTTGATCGGGGGCGCGCGCTGCCCGCTGAAACCACGTCCTACATGGGCGAATTCAGCAAGGCGGTGAAGGCCGTGGGCGGCGACGTCGGGCAGTTTGGCGGGCGGATCGCCGACGCCAGCCAGGCGACCACGGGCGTCACGGCGGCGCAAGAAAGCGCGTTGCAGGTCCAGTTTGACGCGATCACCGCAGGGAAGGCGCAGGCGGTCAGCGTTCAGATGCTGACGCAGGATCAAGAGGCGCTGGTGGACAGCGTTCTTGGTGTGACGAAGCCGATGGGCGACGCCGCTGGGGCTGCGACTGCGTTCGGCGACGCCGCGACAAGCGGCGCGGACACCTTCCTTGGCGGCCTGCAAAAGATGCTCGGCGGCGCGTCGGATTTCTTTTCTGACCTCCTTGGGGTTGGTGGAACGTCCTCGGTTGGCAGCAGCGGGAAGCAGGTGCTTCGAAACGCCGACGGCTCGACCAGCTATGCCCCGACCGTGAAGGGCGCGGGTGGAAGCTGGCTCGACGCCAAGGTGTTTGGTCAGGCCGAAGGCGCTCGTCCGTCCGCTAATTTTGTCGGTCCTATGCCGGGTGTCGATGCGCAGGGAATCGGTGGGTGGAACCCGTCATGGGGGCAATTGCTGCAAGGCATCGGCGGGATCGCCAGCGGCGCGCTGATGGCCACCCAGAAGGGCGCCACCACCGGCCAGAAGATCGGCGGGGGTCTGACAGCGGCGGGTGGCGTCGCCGCGATGATCCCCGGCGGCCAGATCGTTGGCGGTGTCATGATGGCGGCGGGCGCGCTGCTGTCGGCGGTCACGGGGGCCAAGGATCGCGGGACTGCCTACAGCCGCTCCAACATCACGTTGGGCAGCAACGGCAAATACGCTCTGGGCAGCTACGACGCGGACAACAACGGCGACCCGACCAAATTCAACGCCGACGCCGCCAAGATCGCCAAGGGTCTGAACGACATCATGACCCGCCTGAACTTGACGGCCGGGCGGGGCGACAGCTTCATCGACACCAAAGACAAGAGCGCGGAACAGGCGGCGCTTGAACTGCTGAAGGGCATGCGGTCTGGCGTCCCGGAAATCTCTTACGCGATCGCGCACGAGACGGCGACCAGCCTGGACGAAATGCTTTCGCACCTGGAATTCGCGAACAGCTTTCAGACCCAGCTACGGGCGTTGCGCTCCAGCCTGTCTGACTTGGTCACGCAGTTTCAATCCGGCGTCGATGCAGGAAATGCGCTGGGCAAATCGTTGCTGGACTTCGTCGACAACGCCCAGTCCGTGTTCAAGGTGTCTGCCGGGGCCAAGCTGCCCGGCTTCGCCTCTGGCACGGTGTCGGCTCCGTCGGGTTTGGCGGTTGTCGGCGAAGACGGCCCTGAAGCTGCCAAGCTGCGGGACGGCATGGCGTTGCTCGGCAAATCCGGCCCGGAATTGGTCCACCTTCAGGGCGGCGAACGCATCTGGAACGCCCACGAAACTGCCCAGATGCTGGCCAGTCTGGGCGAAGGGCGCGACGACACCCTGATCCACCTGCGCGGGTCGGATGAGCTGGCGGCGGTGCAACGGGCGTTGGGCACCTCTGGTCGGGTTAATCCCGCCACCGGCCTGCTGGGTTTTGATGATGGCGACGCTGCGTCTGGTCATGGTGGTGAGAACGCCGGGCATGGCGAGACCAACAGCAGCACGGCGGGACGCGATTCCGCCTATGGCGGGGGCTGGGGTGACACGGGCCGGGGCAGCGGCGGCGCTCTCTCCGCCATCGCGGACACGGTGTCCGACCTGTCGGCGGCTGTCACCGACACGCTGGCCAGCTTTGCGGGTTGGCAGGCCAGCTCCGCCGCTGCGACGCAGGAGCAAACCGCCGCGCTTGCCGGTGTGGCCGGTCTCAGCATGACGGCGGTCGCCTCGACCTTGTCGGCCATCGCCTCGACCGTTGGGCCGTCGATCAGCGGAATGATCGAAAGCCTGACCGGCGTCAAAGGGACGGCGCCGGCGGTCAGCGCCGATTACGGCGACATGTCGCCGAATGATTTCAGCGGGGTTGTCGGCGCCGGTGTCGGCGCTGGTGGGACCATCGGCGACCAGGCGGTGCAAGCGGCGGGCGGCGGTGGCGCCTATCGTGGCCTGACCGCGCAGGACATCAACGCCACGGTCGCCAGCCTGTCCACCGCGATCAAGGCCGATCCCACGTTGACCGGGGCTTTGATCGGCTCGATGCGCGTCGGAACCGACGGCGTCGGCGGCACGGTGGACGAGTTGGCCCGTTCGGCTGTGGGGTTGGGTGGGTTGACGCTCACCTCCGACGTCCAATCGGTGATCGACGACCTGGACCAGGCTGTCCGCAGCCTGACGACGGCGGGCGCGTCGATCCCGGACGCCCTCCGGCAAGCCCGCGACAACGCGGTGAATTTTGGCGCGTCTCGGGGCTTCGAAGCGACTGGCGCGACCGAAGATCGGCGGTCGGCCCAGCTTCAGGACAGCTTTGACGCGGTCGGGTTGGTGAAAAGCCGCGTCGCTGAACTGAACGGCATCGTCGTTGCGCTGGGAAACAACACATTTTCGCCCATCGGAAAGGATTTCGACGCGCTCGCCGCCGATATGCGGCGGGCGTCCCAAGCCTACGTCGCCGCTGGGCAGGCGGTGCCGGATGGTCTGTATGGGGCCATGCAGCAAATGCTGGCGCTGGGCGCGGTGAAGAAGCGCCTGCTGGACGAAGTTGCGGGCGTCACCGTCGAAACGTCGCCCGAGCAAAAGGCTGTCGAGCAGCTGCGCGGCAAATGGTCCACGGCGTCAACCGATCTGGTGAAAGCCTTCTCGACGGTCGGGATCGTCGGCGACGAGTTGGCGGCCAAGCTGCAAGAGGGTTTTGGCAACGCGCTGAAAAAGGAGCAAGTCAGCTACGGCAAGTCTCTGGACACCGGCCTGCGCAAAGCCAAGGGCGAAGAGGGCTACGACAGCGCCGTCGCGCTGATCGACAGCTACAAGACGGCGCTGCAGGACGTCAACGCGCTCTGGCCGGAAGGCGCCGACCGCGCGACCCAGGCGGCCAAGGTGACGGCCACACTCACCGCCTCGATGTCGGGGCTGGTCAAGAGCGGGTCGATCACCGACGCCAGCCTGCAGGACATTGTGCGCGCGTTCGCGGACACCCCCGACGCGGTGAACGCCGCGACCGCCGCGCTCACCGATCTGAACAAAACGGCGTCGGATACGGCGGCAGAAGCGGCGCAGACAGCCCGCAACAGCGCCGTGCAATCCTGGCGTTCGGTGCTGTCGTCGTCGCTGTCCACCACCACCAGTCTGGCGAGCCAATGGCAAAATCTGCATGACACCCTGCAAAAGACGCGGCTGTCGAACCTCCTCGGCGATTACAGCCCGCTGACCTTGGAGCAGCGCTATCTCGAAGCGCAGCGCCAGTGGCGGGACACCCTGGCCATCGCCAACGACAACACGCCGACCGACGCTGAATCGCTCGCCGCCGCCGACAAGCTCTCTGGACTGTCCGACGCTTACCTGAAAGCCAGCAAGGACTATTGGGCATCGGCCAAGCCTGGCGACTTCCTGGAGGTGCAGGAAGGTTTCAGCAGCATGGAATCCGTGGCGCATCGGCAGTTGACCACGGCTCAATCGCAGTTGACCTATCTCCAGTCCATGGACGCGACCCTGAAGTCGCTGGACAGCGCGGCGACTGAACAGTCGCGCATGGAGCAGATCGTGGCCACCCCGCGCAAATGGGGGGCCACCGACCAGGTCGGCGCCAACATGCAGTTGGCCTTGAAGACCGGCTACATGGGTGACTTCGGCGGCGGCGGCTGGCAGGCGTGGATCGTCCAGCAGTCTGACAGCGTGAAAACCATCGCCCGCACGGTCCTCACCCAGCTGGGCCAGGGCTGGCGCGTCAACGGCTTCCAAACGGGCGGGATCGTCGGGGCTTACGAAGATGGCGGGTTGGTCGGGAACGGCCTCTGGGGCGTCGACAGCGTGGTGGCCCGCTATGCGGGTGGGGGGGCCATTGCGTTGGCTGGTGGCGAAGGGGTGTTGACCGCGCGCGCCACCGCCGCAATCGGCGGCGCTGCAACCATTGACTACATCAACGACAACGGGGCGCTTCCGTTCGTCTCCGAGAGGCCGGCGCCGGAAACGCTGTTGCCGCCCGCGCGCCCGGTCCCGGCGTCGGGTGGGGACAGCGCGGCGGTTTTGGCCGAATTGCGGCGGCAAAACGCCCTGCTGGAAGAGCAGAACCGGCTCTTGCGGCGTGGCAACAGCACCGCCGGTATGGTCGGCGACCGTCTCGCATCCCGCTTGGATACGGTCAGCGACACCGTGCGTTCCGAAGCCGCGCGGGCGGCGTTCCGTGACAAGAAGGCGGCGTGATGACGGTCTTGTGCGTCGAAGCCACGCCCAAAGTCGGCGGTCAGCCGATCCGGGTGGCGTCTGAACCCTACATGCATCCTACGGCTCCAGGTCCGTTCTTTGATCGCCTGAGCGGTGGGTCTCGCATCCGTCGGGAAATCTTCGCGGACGGCCTCGCCTATGGCGCCGGATCGAACGATTACGGCGTCGTGGAACTGCACAACGCAGACGGCTTTTGCGATTGGCTGGAAAATGACGGCGTGGACGCCTACGGCGGCTCTCTCTCTCTTTGGGTGCTGCCGTCGCCTTCTTCGCCGTGGTCAGCGCGCCGGTCCCTATTTTCCGGTCGTCTGGGGACGCCCCAGGTTGGGGATGTTGTGTCGTTGCGGGTGCTCGACGATTTCGCCCTGGCGTTGGACAAGCAGATCGCCGGGCGGCGGTGGTTGGGGACCAACGTCGGTGCGACCGGCCTGGAAGGCGGGACCGAGCTGAAGGACCAATGGTATCCGGTTTTGGAGGGTCGGGCGTTCAATTGCCCGGCGCCTTGGGCGAGCTCCTCCTCTCTGATCCTGTGCGTCGCCGACAAGGCCGTGTCGGCGATCCTGCTGGACGCGGTCGAAGACAACGGCTCTCCGCTGACGCGCGGCACGGCGCGCGCCACGCTGGCCGACCTGCAGGCGACAACGCCAGCGGCTGGCAAGTGGGACTATTTCCTGGGTGACGCCACAACTCCGGCTTATGTCCGGCTGGGGTCAACGCCTGCGGGCACTGTGCGCGTCACCGCGCGATCCGGCGGCGGCGCTGCGGATCGGACGGGCGCGCAGATTTGGCGTCGCGTGCTGGTCAGCCGCGCAGGCGTCGATCCGGCGACGATCAGCGCGGCTGACGTGACCGCGCTGGATGCCCAGCAACCCGCCGAGTTGGGGTGGTGGGTGGATGGCAACGGGAGCGTGATCCGCGACCTGCTGGACCTGACCGCGTCCAGCATGGGCGCGGGCTATTGGCGTGATCGGGCTGGCCTGTGGCGCATCGCGCGGGTCGATCTGCCAAGCGGCGATCCGGTCTGCTGCCTCACAGTTTTGGGGTTGGACCGCCCTGGGCGGCTGAATGACATCGACATCATCAGCATCGAGCCAGTCTTCACCTCCCGCGCGGACGGCGGGCGCCCCTTCGATCTGACACGCTTGCGCTACGCCCGCAATTATGGCGTTGCGGACAAGAGCAGCCTTGCGGGGGTGGCGCTCGACCGTGCGGATCGGCTCTCCAAAGAATGGCTGGACACGGCCTATCCGGCGTCTGTGACCGCCCCCGAAAACGAATACAGCGCCGACACCGCCTTTGCGACCGCGTCCGATGCGACGACCGAAGCCCAGCGGCGGCACGGTCTGGGCGGCGCCCGTCGTCGTCGGCACGACATCACGGTGATTTTGACGCCCGAGCTGGCCGACACGCTCGATCTCAACGCGGTCGTGCGTGTCGAGCACCCGCGCTACGGCTTTGCATCGGCCCCATTGGCGCGGGTCTCGGCCCTTGAAATCGACCTGCTGTCGCTGGAAACCAAAATCACCGTGTGGAGATAGCTGATGTCCGTCCTGTCCACCGCTCCCTCGACGGCCATTGTCGGCTTTCCGCGCTGGACGCCAGAAGCGGATTTCGTGGCGGGAAGCTTTGTCACGGATTATCCGGCGGCCAATCTGAAGCGCTTGCCGCTGTCCTATCCCTGGCGGTCTGTGGGTCTGTCCGCTGCCGCCACGGTGATCGACATTGATTTCGCCCGCCCGCGCAAGCTGGGTCTGCTGGTGTTGGGTCCTCACAACCTCTCCCTGTACGCGACCATCCAGACCGCCGTCTATTACGGGGCTGGTCGAACGGACCTCATGTGGGACAGCGGGCCGCAACCTGTGTGGCCGTCGGTGTTCTCGGACTCCCAGGTCGATTGGGACGGCGGGCGCTGGTGGGACCGGACCTACACGCCTGACGAAATCCAGGGCTATCCCTGGTATCGACCGACTCTGACGCCGACCCAGGGCTATGCCTTGTCGGCGCGGGTCACGATCAGCGACCCGGCCAACCCCGACGGATTCGTGCAGTCGGGGTTGCTGGAATTGGCGTCCGCGCTGCGCTTTCCTTACAACCCGGATTATGGCGCGCAATACGGCTACCGTGGCCGGGCCATCACGCAGGAATCGGACGGCGGCACCATACACCGCCGGGTGCGGCGGAAGCCGCGCACCTTCAAGGGAACGGTCTCGCACATGCCGCGCGATGACGCGCTCGGCTCATTTCTGGAAATGCAGCGTCAACTGGACGTGGCCCAGCCCTTCTTCTGGTGGCCGCACCCCAGCGACACCCGGCACGCGGTGCGAAACGCTTACCTCGCGCACTTCACAGAACTGGACGTCTTCACATACGCCAACTTCCGTTTGGATGGCGTGCCGATCAGCCTGGAAGAGGAGCTTTGACATGACCCTGACCGCCGACGAACTGAGCGCGCTGACGCGTCTGAGCGGCTACAACGGCGCTCGCCAGACAGACACCAACCCGTTGGGGCTGGCGGACACTGGCTACAAGGTCAACTTCACCGGCGGCCTCAACGACATGTCGGTCGCCACCACCGCGACAGCGCGACTGACGGCTCAGGCGCAGCAAGCGGCGACCGACGGCGTGACGGCCATGCAGGCGCTTGCGAGCACCGTCGCGGGGGCGCTTGCGACGTCAGTGTACGTCACGACGCAGGGGCGTGCGCTGGTGGCCGCCGCAACACCCACCGAGGCTTGCGCGGTGATCGGCGCGGCCTCTGTCGCGGACGTCCAGGCTGCACTGCCCGCCGGTCTCACCTACCGCCTTGACCAACTCAACCGGCTGGCCGCGCTTGGCGCGGTCGGCAACAAGCTTTGAGGGTTTGCGATGTCTGGCAACTTGAACACTCCTCTTGAATACCGACACTTCACGACCAGCCTCTCTGTCGCCAACGGAACAGCCGCCAAAATCCTCGTGGATTGCCAGTTGGCGAGCGTCGCGGCGGCGGTGCCTGGTGAAGTGGCTCTGCCGGGTGAGGTGGTCGTCCGGCAGCGTGTAAGGCAAGGCGGCGCGCGAATCATTGGCGGGGCCATCGCCTCCACGGACGGCACCGCGAGGTCTGTCCTGTTTTATATCGCCGAATGCCTGACGACGCAGGACGCCGCCACCACTGGCGTCCTGGCGCTGACGACCGGCAGCGCAACGCGCGCGGCGGGGTCATTTGTCACGGACGGTTGGCGGATTGGCGACAGCTTGATGCTGTTCGGTCCAGTGGGCGCGAACAACGTTGGATCCGCAACGCAAGCCAACGTCGGCGCGCTCGCGCAGGTCACGGCGGTCAGCGCGCTCGCGCTCACGGTCGCTGGCACGCCCTTCACGGCTGACGCGGCCTTGCCGTCTGGCGCACGCTTGTTTCGCGTCGCGCTGCGAACCCGACGGGCTGTGGCTGCCAACGCAGGGAACGCAGACGCCACGCCGCCTGTCGTCCTGATGGGCGGGACGCAAGACCCAGCCTCGGCCAACCTGCCGGACACCGGATGGGAGTTGGGAGCCAACAACGCGCTGATCGTCGCGGTGACAGCGGCTGTTTCGGCTGCCCCTGCGCGCCTTGATTTTCTCGCAGAAGGAGCGCTGCGCTGATGCCCCGCGACCATCTGTCCGGGCTGCCGCGCGCCCCGCAGCTTATCGGCCAGCCAGCGGCGAGCAGGCAGGGGGGGGCTGTTGCGGCCCCGCATGTGCCCGCAATCTGGTTGTATTACTCGAAAACCCCCGGAAGCTGGTCAGTCACGCTGCCGGTTGACCTACCGGCTGGCGCGATGAAGCGGATCATCGTGATCGGACACGGTGGCGTCGGGCGTGGGTCGGGCTACGGTGGCGGCGGCGGTGGCGGCGGCTACGCACATAAGACCAGCCCTGCCGTTGCCGGTGAAACGATTGTGGGCTTTGTCGGCTACGCAAGTGGCGTGGACCAAGGACCAGCGACCACCTGTGGCGTCCTGAGCGCGACGGGCGGTTCCTGGTACTTTCCGGGCATTGGCAGTGGTGGCGACGTCAATTCGTCCGGCGGCGCGGGCGGGACCGCAGTTGGTGACGCGGGTGGTGCGGCGGGGTCGGAACTCGGAAATGGAGCCGCAGCGTCAGGAACGGCCCCCGGCGCGGCGGCAGGGCTGTTTTCAGGAGGCGGCGGGCCTGTGGGTTCCTTTGGAAGCGGACCTGGCGGTGGGAGCGGACAAGGGGCAGGGACCAGCATCACGGCTTGCGGGGCGATTTTTGTCATCGTTTATTGCTGATGGAGGCTGCGATGTATCTCAAGATCAACCTGCCCACGCGACTGCCAACTGGCGAAGATGCTGGTCCGTTGCCGGGTTGGCTGGCGGCGCTCAATCTGTCGCCCGCCGAATTGGCCGATCTGACCGACCGTGGCTATCCCGACATCGGCTATCTGCTGATCGTGGACGTGCCGCTACCCACGCCACTGCCCGGCCATGTCGTCGAGCGCGACGGCTGGGTGATTGGCGAAACGACGGCCAACCCACGTTGGGGCATGCGGGCGTTGACGGACGATGAGCGGGCCGCCGATCTCGCTGCGCGCCGCACCGACAAGATCACCGCCATCAACGCGGAGCGCGACCGGCGGTACGCTGTCGGCTTCCTCTTTGAGGGCAACGTTTACCAAATCGACGGCGAAAGCCGAACGGACATGCTGGCTGTGGAAGCCAAGCTCAACCGTGGCGAGGTCAGCCCGCATGGAGGATTCTGGCGGTCAGCCGCCAACATCATGGTGCCGATGGACGACGCCAAGGTCGCCAGCTTCATCGGGGCATCTGGCAATTATGTCCGCGCGATCAAGGCTTGGTCGTGGGCGCTTAAGGACGCAGTCCTGGTCAGCGGGGATCCCGCCACCATCGACGTGATGACCGGCTTGCCCGACTGACCGCGACAACACTCCAACCTGATACCCTTGGCCGCCACGAGCGGCCTTTTTCACGCCCGGAGACCATCATGCCCGACATCGCCGCCGTGCTCCTCAAAGTCGCGCCAAGCATCAAGCCGAACTATCTGCAAG